GGCGGGATCTCGGCATGGGCGTACGTGGTCAGCAGGACCCGGCCCTCAACTCGAACGAGTTGGAGACGGCTTTCAGAACTGCACTCGGCATGCGCTGAGCCCAACCACCTTCCTAGGAGAACCCCATGGCGATAACCGCCGCAACCAAGACCACCGATTTCGCCGGGTTCCTCCCGGCGCACATCGCCGCTCCGATCTTCGAACGGGCAGCCCGCACGTCGGTCTTCCAGTCGTTGATCCAACAGATCCCTCTCGGTGCCAACGGCGAGAGCATCCCTTACGTGTCCGGTCGGCCCTCGGCCGGGTGGACGTCGGAAGGCACCGCCAAGCCGGCGAGCGCCGGGGCGCTGTCGCTCAAGGCGATGGCCCCGAAGAAACTCGCCGCCATCCTCGTCGTGTCGGCAGAGGTCGTACGGGCCAACCCAGGCGGCTACATCGAGACGATGCGCAACGCACTCGCCGAGTCGTTCGCCGTCAGCTTCGATCGTGCCGTCGCCCACGACGAAGGCCCCGCCGGTGAAGCCGGGCTCGGCCCGTTCGCCACCTTCCTCGACCAGTCGACGAAGACGACCGAGATCGGCGCCACCACCGTCGCCAACGGTGGCATCTTCGTCGACCTCGTCGAAGCGATGCGCAAACTCGTCTCCGACACCGACGCTTCCGGCCGCCGTTACCGACTCACCGGCTGGGCGCTCGACAGTGTCCTCGAACCCGCCCTATGGGGCGCGGTCGACACAACCGGCCGGCCGATCTTCACCGACTTGCCGGTCGACGCCAACGCTCCCGCGTTCAACAGCCCGGGCCGTCTGCTCGGTCGCCCGTCGTTCACCGGTGAAGGTGTCGCCTCGATCAACCAGACCTCGATCGTCGGCTATGCCGGTGACTGGTCACAGGCGGCGTGGGGTGTCGTCGGTGGGATCACCTACGACGTGTCGACCCAGGCGACGGTGACGATCAACGGAACGCTCACCTCGTTGTGGGAGAACAACCTGATGGCGATCCGAGCCGAAGCCGAGTACGGCTTCGTTCTCGCCGACCCCGACGCCATCGACAAGCTCACCAACGTCGGCAACGTCCCGATCACCTCGAGCTGACCTGTGCGTGTTGTCGCTCTCGTCCCGGCCTATCCGCCCCGCAGTCGGGTCGGGGCGTGGGCGGCGACACACTCCTATCTCGCCCACCTCGTCGAACGTGGCCATCACGTCGACGTGTTCACCCAACGAGACCACGGCCCCGTCGACATCCTCGACGGCGTCACGGTCGGGCCGGGCACCAATCCCGTCGCCGTCGACACCGCGATCGCACTCGCCGACATCGTCGTCTCTCACTGCGGTGACACCGCCCGGGCCGCCACTCTCGCCGCCCGGTGGGGGAAACCGAACGTACGCATGGCTCACGGTTTCGTCGTCGATCCAGCAGTGCTCGAGGGCGCGGCGCTCGTCGTGTTCAACTCGCACAACCTCGCCGCCTCCGTCGACTGCCCCGCCCCCTCGATCGTTTGCCACCCTCCCGTCGTCGCCGGCCTCTACCGCACGACACCCGGCGACCACGTCACCCTCGTCAACCTGTCCGAGGCGAAAGGTGGCGAGCTGTTCTGGCGGCTCGTGCGCTGCGCACCACATCGCCGGTTCCTCGGAGTGCACGGCGCCTACGGCAACCAGTACCTCGACACCGCCCCCAACGCCACCGTCATCGCCAACACCGGCAACATCCGCGACGACGTTTACGCGCGTACGCGCGTATTGCTCATGCCATCGGAACGGGAGACGTGGGGCATGACCGCCATCGAGGCGGCCGCCTCCGGGATCCCCACCATCGCCCACCCGACCGCCGGGCTCGTCGAGTCACTCGGCGACGCCGGCGTCTACGTCGACCGGGCCGACGGCGCCGCCTGGCTCGAACAGATCGAACGTCTCCACGACCCGGTCGAATGGGCTGCCGCCTCGGCACAGGCGTCGGCCCGCTCGACCGAGCTCGACCCAGCCGCCGATCTGGAACGGTTCGCGAACGCCGTGGAAGGAGTGGTGGCCCTGTGCGCGTCGTAGTCCTCGTACCCCGACGCGCCGACAACGGTCGCCGCGACGAGATCTGGGCGTGGGTGAAAGCCCGCTGGCAGACCGAGCATCCGGACTGGCCTGTCGTCGAGGGCTTCCACAAGTCCGGCCCGTTCAACCGATCCGCCGCGATCAACACCGCGGCTCGCAACAGGAAGGTGGGCAGTTGGGACATCGGCATCATCGCCGACGCCGACAGCTTCGTATCGAAGGACCAGATCGAACTCGCCGTCGAGAAAGCCGGCGCGACCGGGCAGATGACGCTCGCCTACGACCGCTACTGCTACCTGTCCCGAGCGATGTCCGACGCGGTGATGGCCGGCTTCACGGGGAACTGGTGGGCCGGCGTTGAATGGACGATGCCGGGCACATGTTCCTCGATGGTCGTCGTAACCCGAGCACTGTGGACGGACACCGGCGGGTTCGACGAACGGTTCGAATCGTGGGGCGGCGAGGACGTCGCGTTCTCCCACGCGGCGCAGACCTTCGGCGGTGGACTCAAACGCATCACCGGCGACGTGTGGCATCTGTGGCACGCCCCGGCCGTGCACGACAACAACGAAGCCAACATGCCGCTCATGGAGCGCTACGGCCAAGCCTCCTACAACGTCGAGCAGATGCGAGCACTTCTCGACGAACGCAAAGCGAAGCCGTGATCCCGGCCCGTCTCATCCGCTGCGTACCGGCCACCACCACCGACGAAGTCGAAGCATGGTGGGTGACCGCGATCGAACTCCACCCGTCCTGGGATCACGTCACCCTGCGCGACCCGATCGACCCGGCACAGTTCCCGCTCACCGCCCCTGTGTGGCCGAAATGCCGTTCCGGGGCACAACTGGCCGGACTCGTCCGTCTGGAAGCGCTGTGGGCGAACGGCGGCGTGTACCTCGACTCTGACGTCGAAGTGCTACGCCCGTTCGACGAGCTCCTCCGGCTCCGCATGTTCGCCGCCTACGAAGACGCCCACATCATCCCCGACGCCGTCCTCGGCGCCGAAGCGATCCACCCCGCCATCCACGCCTGTATCGAACTGGCGCTCGAACGGATCCAGTCCGGCTCGACCGACTGGCGCACCGGTGACGGCGCCTGGGCGACCGGTCCCGGTGTCACCACCACGATCCTGCCGTGCCGCCGCGATGTCACCCTCTTCGCCCCCGAAGCGTTCTATCCGTACCACTACTCGGAGAAGGACCGGCGCCACGAGGATTTCACCGGCAACCCCAACACCTACGCCGTGCACCATTGGTGCGGGAGCTGGCTGTGAGGTTCCGTTACTTCGGTGTCGAGCTCGAAGCCTTCGACCACGAATACAACACCACCGCACTGAACGAACGGGCGGTGGAAATCCCGATCGCGTTCGACTGGCTCCCACCGTCCGGTCATATCGGTGGGCTCGAGGTCGGCAACGTCATGGGCCACTACGGCTATCACGGCCACCGGGTCGTCGACCTGTACGAGCAAGGTGACGGTGTCGACAACATCGACGTGTTCGACATCGGCGGCCGCTACGAATGGATCCTGTCCGTGTCGACACTCGAACACATCGCCGACGCGGTGAAAGCCCTCGACCATCTCCGAGATCTCCTCATGCCGTCGGGCCGCATGCTCATCACCATCGGCTCCGGTCAACACCAGGCACTCGACGAGTACCTGGCGACCGGCGCCGGCACCGAACGCTGCTGCACCCTCGTCCGCTCCGGTGGCACATGGGTGCAGACCGCCGAGTTGACGTTCCTGCCGTACGGCACCAGCACGAAATGGGCCGAGTCTGTGTTCGTCGGCGAATGGGAGGCATCGTGACGCGATTCCTGATCGAAGAAGGCAGTTCACCGTCGGCTTCCGGTTCGCCCCTACCCGAACTCGCAACCTCCGCCGATGTCGTCGCCCGACTCGGCCGCGCGCTCACGACGGTCGAGGCGGCTCGCATCGACGCGCTCCTCACCGACGCCTCCGCGTCGGTACGGAACTACACCCGCCAGACCATCACCGAGGAAACAACTACCGATCGGCTCCGCGTCCGCGGCGGCAAGGTCCGACTCCCGCAACGGCCCGTCACCGCCGTCACCTCGGTCACCAACATGAACGGCGACCCGGTGCTCTATCAGTGGTTCGGGTTCGACGACCTGTGGACCTCACCGAACGTCCCCGATACCTGGGCGTGGGAACCGTGGAGAACCGGGATCATGGCCGTGGACGTCACATACACCCACGGCTACGCCGTCGTCCCCGACGACATCGTCGGCGTCGTCTGCTCGATCGTCATGCGTGCTCTCGGCCGTGAACCGGTCGATTCGGGGATGACTTCGGAATCGATCCAAGGGTATTCGTACACGCTCGGCGCCGCCGGCGCCGCTGGCGCCTTCGGCATGCTGCAAGCCGAACGCGACATCCTCGACGCCTACTGCCGGGTCACCAGCACCCCGGCGAACATGATGCCGCAGGTGATCTTGTGAGCCTCGCCACCTTGATGGTGCGCGACGTCGACATCCTCACCGCCGGGACACGCACCGACGTCTATGGCGACTCGCAACCCGACTGGACGACACCGACCACGGTGACAGTCAAAGGCTGGCTCGCCTGGTCCTCATCGATCGAGGTGCTCGACGGACGCGACGCCACCTCGAGCACGTTGACACTCACCGTCCCGGCCGGCACCCCGATCACGGCGCGCGACCGGGTGAGCATCGACGGGCGCATCTACGAAATCAACGGCGAACCGATGCCGGCGTGGACACCACGCGGTGAACACCACATCGAGATGTTCCTCACCACGGCGGTCGGCTGATGGCCGGCATCGTCAAGATCGAACTCATATCGGCCGGGGTCCGCCAACTCCTCCAGGGCCCGGAGATCCAGGCCGATCTCGCCCGACGCGCCGGCGCAATCGCTGCTGCGGCCGGCGCGTCGGGCGGGGAGTTCGGCCACGACGTACGAGTCGGCCACTCACGGGCCCGGGCCATGGTGTGGACGGAGGACTTCGCCGCCATGGAAGCCGAAGCCAAGAACCGGGCGCTCACTCGAGCAGTCGACGCCGGCCGCCGATGAGCGTCGTCACCTTCCCCGACACCGCGGCGATCGTCATCTCACGGCTCAAAGTCGCACTGCCCGCGCTGACCATCGTCCACGACGTGCCGACAACCCGGCCGCCGGTGTTCGTGCGTATCTTTCGCACAGGTGGTCCTCGAGCGAACCTCGTCGTCGACGCCGCCCAGATCACCGTCGAATCGTGGGCGCCTGATGCCGACACCGCATCGACCAACGCCGAGCTCGTACGAGCACAACTGAACCATCTGCCCGAACAGTCCGGTGCGACCCCGGCGATCCTTCTCGTCGAGGAGTTCTCCGGCCCGGCCGAGCTCCCCGATCTCGTCTCGTCGTCTCGCCGTTTCACGTGGACCGCCACGGTGCACGTGCGCGGCGCCTGATCCCCCGAACAATCAAGGAGGCCGTCTCATGGCGACCGTTGCATCCAATGTCACCGTCGCCACCACCGGCGACTTCTCCTACGCGCCGGTCGGCACCGCGCTGCCCACGAGCCCGTCGGCCGCGTTGAACGTCGCGTTCCTTTCGGTTGGCTACCTCTCCGAAGACGGCGTCGTTCTCGCCCAGGCCGAGTCGAGCACCAAGATCAAGGCGTTCCAGAACGCCGACGTCGTACGCGTCGTGCAAACCGAACACGAAGTGACCGCCGACTTCACCATGCTCGAAACCAACGCCAACACCCTCGCCATCTTCTTCAAAGGCAACTACGTCTCCGGTGTCGGCCAGATCAAAGCAGGGATCGCACCACACAAGGCGTGGGTGCTCCACGAGATAGACGGTGCGAACCTGATCCGTACCGTCATACCCGACGGTCAGGTGATCGACATCGGCGATCTCACGCTCAAGAACGGCGAACCGGTCGGCTACAAGATCTCGATCGAGTGCTACCCGGACGCCTCCGGTGTGAAGGCGTACATGTACTTCGCCACGGCGACGGTCTCGGCGTGAGTGTTCACCGGTCGGGGTTCACCTGTGCAGGTCGCCCCGGCCGGTGGGCGCAACAGACCTGCGCACGACGAAAGGACCTGCACGCGATGTCCAAGGCCATCAAACTCGCCGGCTACATCGAACGTAAACGCAAGACCGGATCGATCGCCGTCGATCTCGGCGACGGTGCCGAGAATGTTGTGATCCCACCGATCGAGCTGTGGCCCGACGAGGCGTTCGACACGGCCACAGCTGGCGACACGAAGGGTGCCGCCGCGATGTTGCTCGGCCAGGACGGCGCCGACCGGTTCTACGCCGCCGGTGGTAACTGGAGGATGCTGTCCGGGCTCGTACGGGATCAGCAGGGACTCGACGTGGGGGAATTCGAAGCCTCGTCCGAGTCCTGAGGGACTACGGCGAGGCGATCGAAGCCGACCTCCTGCGCTTCTACCACGTTGATCTGCTCGCCGATCTCGGCACCCGCCGCCTGACGTGGCGTCGGTTGGGTGTGCTGCTGCGCTATCTGCCACGCGAATCGGCGTACGCACAGGCCGTTTTCGGTGACCGTGCCCGATGGGGTCCCACCGAACATCTCCTCGCATCGCTCATCGATGTCAGTCAGGTCGGCAACTACCTGGCCGAGATCACTGCCAGCAACCGACAGCTGAAAGGCAACGCCCCGACGGCGCCCAAGCCGATCCCACGCCCCGGCGAGGTCGTGCCGGTGCGGTCCGTCGGCGGCCGTTCACCGGCCGATGTCGCCAAGCTCCTTGGCGACTGGCGTAGCGGCCGCCTCACGATGATCGAGACCGAAGCGAAGGAGGTGACCTGATGGCCGTAGAGCTCGCCAACGCATACGTCACCCTCGTCGCCTCAGCCAAGGGCATCGGCGCATCCCTCGAAAACGAGCTCGGCAAACCCGCGGTCGACGCGGCGTCGAAAGCGGGCGATCAGGCCGGCAAGTCGATGACGGGTGGGTTCACCAAGTCGATCGGCGGGATGATCGAACAGACCGGCATCGGCCAGAAGGCGATGTCCACCTTCGGACTGTCATCGGGAGCGATGGGCGCCGCCGCCGTCGGCGGCGTCGCCGTGGCCGGCACCGCGATCGCGAAGTTCGCGCTCGACGGCGCCGCCAAGTTCGGCGCGCTCGGTGAGTCCGTCCAGAAGTTCGCCACCGTCGCCGGTGTCCCCGCCGAGACGGCATCACGGTTCATCGCGGTCGCCGACGACTACGGGGTGTCGGCCGACTCGATCGCCGGTTCGGTCGGCAAGCTGGGCAAGACCCTCGGCGCGAACGAGGGAGCGCTCGACAAGTACGGCGTTGCGGTCGTGAAGGGCAAGGACGGCAACGTCGACATGGCGGCGACGACGTTCGCCGTGATCGACGCCTACAACGCGACCGTCGACCCGACGAAGAAAGCAGCACTCGGCGCCGCCGCGTTCGGGAAGTCCTACCAGGACATGATCCCGCTGATCACGCAAGGCTCGGCGAAGATCAAATCGTCGTTCGACGACGTGTCGAAAGCGCAGATCTTCGACGACAAGAAAGTCGCCGACGCCCTTGCCTACCGCCTGGCCATGGACGATCTGCACGACACCGTCTCCGATTTGCAGATGACGCTCGGCCGGCAGCTGATCCCTGTCCTCGTCGAGGTCTCGAAGTCCGTGACCGGTGTGGTCGGTCCGATGAGCGATCTTGCCGACGCTCTGCCTTCGGGGTCGCTGCTCAAGTTCATCGGGATTCTCCGTGATGTAGCCGACCCGCTCAAGTGGCTCCTGGACGTCCCGGGCAAGCTCCGCGGTGTTCGTGATGCGTTCGCCGAACTCGGCGGTGGCGGTCCGGTGGGGGTCGCGACTCAGGCGGTCGATGCGTTCAACAAGGGCGCCGCCACCGCCACCACCGTTGCCGAAGCGGCGGCGGCGGCTACGGCTCATGTCACCCCTGAGGTGACCGCGTTCGCGGCGGCGTACCGTGGGAACTCGGAAGGGATGCTCGCGCAGATCGCTTGGAGCAAGACGACGGTCGACACCTCGGCCAACCTGGTCCGCGCCTACCAGGGAGAGATCGACGCCCTCCACGGCGTACAGAGCGCGATGCTCGGCCAAACCGACGCCACCCTCGCCTCACAGCAAGCCGACCTCGACGCCGCCATTGCGGTCGACACGTACACGAAACAGTTGAAGGACAACAAAGCCTCCCAACGCGACCATCAACAGGCGTTCCTCGACGTGCAAGGCACCATCAACGATGCCGCGGTGAAGTACTCCGAATACAAGAAAGGTTTGGCCGAGGTGGCCGGAGCCGAATACACGGCCCGTGACGCCACCCGCGACCAGATCACCAGCCTCCAGAACGAACTGGCCGCCGTGAAAGATCCGGCGTTGCGCGCCGCGATCCAAGCCCACATCGACCAGTTGAACTCGATCCCCACGAGCATCTACACCAATGTCCAAACGAGCATCTCCGGGAACGCTGCCGGGAAAACGAAAGGCGCGAGGGCTGCTGGCGGTCCGTTCACCCCCGGCACGTTCCTCGTCGGTGAACGCGGTCCCGAACTCGTCACGATGACCGGCTCCGGTTGGGTCACCCCGAACGATCAGCTCGGCTCATCAGGCCCGTCGATCACCGTCAACAATTACCGCGAGGACCTCGACGTCGCCCGCCTCCACCACGTCCTACAGATGGCCCGGCTCGCGTCATGAGCCGCATGCTGACGTGGACCGATGCCAACGGCAACGCCACCGTCCTCGACGGTACCGCCGGGATCCTCGCACGCGACAAGCCAATCGGCCT